GAGCATGCCGCCAGCCAGATCAGAGCGCCCAGTCTGCAGATTGAGCTGGCTATCCAGAGAACCCTGTAGCTGAGGGTTGAGTTGCTGCCGCTGTGTCCAGGATGTGACAGGCTGCCCCGTAGCGGGGTCAAGCTGCGCCTGCGAGTTCCAAGTGGAAGAACCCCACGGCGTGAATTGATTGGGGCGATTCGCCCATGTCTGCTGAGTAGCGACATCTTTGCTGGCGTCACCAGTCGCTTCAGCCGCTCCGGTGTAGTCAGGGGGCGGGGGCGAGCTGCCCTTCCCACCGTGCAGGACCATCTGATCGTGCAGAGCTGCGAGGGGTACGCCCCTCCGGAGCAGCTCAAGCAGCCTTGAGTTCATGTTGCTTCTCCAGCGGTTTCAACCATCTGCAGTCGGTTTTCCGCATGGTGAGTAGAACTAAATCTACTCCATCGGCCCAAGCGTCGGGAAATCGCGAGTGTTCAACGAAGCCCAGATGCTTGTCCAGCTTTAATGCTCGCGCGTTGGTCGCTGCAACTGGAGCGAATACTTGCGCGACTCCCAACTGGCGAAACGGATAATCGAAAGCGGCGTACAACAGCTCGCGATTAATCCAATTTCCAACTCCCGCGACGTGCATCATGCATGTGTTCCCGCAGAAGCCATTATACCCGACCACCCCAAGAAGAGCAAGTTCTTTGTTTACTCTTCCTAAAGCTTGAAAGTCCTCGGAGCGGACAATCTCCACCCCATGCTCTTTGAGAAAAGAGAAGAGCGCCCACTTCGCGTTGTCGTTGCGGGAAGTTACGAGCATCAGAATAGCCCCATCCCCACGGCGGTCTGTCCCACACCTTGGCCGAGCTCCTCAGGCTCGATTCCAGCCTTGCGGCTAATCGGATCGACGCCGAATTTCCCGAACAAGCCGCTGCTTCGCTCTATTGGCTTGTTACGAATCGCAGCTTCCTGCGCACGGCGCAACTTCTGCGCCATCAGCATCTGCTGTACAATTTCAGGTGAGATTGCCTGACTTTGTTGCTGCGCCAGAGCCTCTGCGTACCACGGAGCAGCGGGCGCTGCTCCTGTCGGAGCAGGCTGTTGGGGCGGAATAAGTCCACCCGTGGCTTGTCGCAGCCATGGGGCAAGTCCTGCTTGATGCATGAGTTGGGGCGAGCCGTTGAACGCCATTATGCGATACCTCCAGGTTCATACACCAACTTCCAACTGGTGAAGATTGTGCCGCGCTTTCCAATGAGCGAAAGGCAGAGCGACATATAACATCCCAGTCCGGATACTCCAATCCAGCGAAGATACGTATTCAGCGCTCCCGCCCACACCGCGACATCCCAAACGGCGACGTCCCAAACGGCGGCTGCATCGGGCGGAAATCCAAGCGCTCCGAGAGCAGCTTGGTCCGACCATTCAGTATTTATCTTCACACTGATGCTGGGCGGAGCAGGCGCGGTAAACATCGGCATAACCAGTTGAGGACGCTTCAGCGACATGCGATCATCATTTGGCGCAACAAACGCCGTCTGAAGATCGCATCGAACGTCTACTCCAACTGTGCCATCTGTCAACTCATCGTCTGTGTCCGCTGCGAATGCTTTGCCGATTGTACCATATGGCGTGCCGAAATACAAGTCTCCGTTAAAGACTTCAGCACAGGAAATTGGCAAAGCCTTGAAAATACTCCACGCAGCGGGAATCGTGGAGAAACAATATTGACGTCCAGTGATCTTTGCATCGTATGGGGTTACAACAATGACTGATTCTTTCCCAGGAACATGAACAGCCGCCCATCCAGATTGCCCGCGCGTACCACGAATATCGGCGCCGATAACTTCATTGTAGCGGCGTGAAATGGAATCATCAGCAGGGGCCTCTGGTTCGGATAACCCATGCGCCTCAACAAGTCTGGACATGTATTCCACGCCAGTCTCACAGAGAATTCCAAGATCGCCACCATATTTGCCCATGAACTTCCTCCCAGCAGGCGGAGGTCCAATAAACCAACGTCCAATGAGCCCAAAGGTCGCAGCAGCAGAAGGATCAGTGCCACCGTAGACCAGAACATCTCCACCAGCACCAACAATGACAAGACGGTCGTCGAGGCCAGCGCCGTCCTCGCCAGTCCACGAAGCCATTGCGCGAAGTTCTCCGCCGTGTGTCAACAGCGGGCCGAAATCGAACATCACTGGCGTGCCAACTATGGCTCCAACGGGAAGATACCACGCCTGCGTGGAATTCTCCTTGATAAACCAAAGCCGTTCTTTCCATGCCATGATGAAGTCAAAATTGATGCCCGAGCCAACAGCGCCGATAATCGCAAGCGTGCGATCAATCCAGCCGCCTGTAGCATCGTAAGTCCAGTAGCCGCCCCCTGCGGACACGGCGCAGAGATAGTTCGTATTCGCAGTGGCAAAGTTAATCCAACTGAATTCTCCAGGCTCCGTTTGCCCCGGAACAGCCTGCATGACAGCAGGCACAACTGCTTCGGCAGTTTGATCAGTAGCGTCGTAGATGTTCCCATTCTCGCAAGCCGCAAAGAGCTTGGCTAGCGTCAGGCTTCCAGCTCCACGCGGCGGGAGATAGGCCATGAGCGAAGCTACAGGCGATTCCGTTCCAATGCCCCCAAGATTTGTCTTGTACCTTCTGTATCCGCCGCGAACTTCGCTGCCATTACGCCGAGCAATGAAATTCTGCAGCACCATGGCAGATTTAGGGTCCTGATCCGTAAATGGACGCGACGTATCAAGCCCCAGAACTGGCGCAGGAACAAGCGCGAACTTATGGTTCACCGCCTGCGCTGCCATGCGCGGAGCTTTGTAAGTCGGTTTGGCGATTACGAGGCCCATCAGGATCCAAATCCCGTATTTGGCAGCGAAGACAGCGGATTGATGAGCAGCGGATTTGTGCGACGCACCAGACTCAGTGTCCGCGCACCCTTGTCTGCCCCTGCTCTGGAATTGAACATAGCGATGAAATCGCGTCCGGCTGCGCTCGAGTCAAAGCCCTTCCACTCGAGATAGCGAGCTCGGCCAAGCAACATCACCAAGAAACTGTCCAGTTTGAACGTATCGCCGTTTTTATCTGCGACGTTCTTAATTGTGGTGGGATCATCTCCATCGATGACTTGCGCTTTGGAGAGATACATGTAATCGAAGTTCGCTGCCACCGGGAACGGAGGGTTCAGTACCCAGAGTTGATCTCCGCGCATTTGCCAGAAGAGAGTGAGCAGCGGAGTGAAGCCTTGAACGGTGTATGCCATCCAAGCTTGATTGCTGACTGGGCCACCAGCGGGAAGCCCAGATTGCTGGCCCCATTGAGTCTCATCAATAAAGCGATAGAAATCGTCTGGAAGATCAAATCCTTTTTCAGCCTGCCCCGCGCCATCAGCTACAATGGCGAGAGTAGTCTTTACCGTGAGATCCTGCCACTCGTACATCGTGAGCAGTTCCTCTAAGGCGAAGTTGATCGCTTGCCCCATTTGCTGCACAGCAGGATCAGTTGATCCAGCAGGATCAGTTGGCTCAGGATGCCCAACCATCGCGCAGATTCGGCTGATGGCAGCGCCATACGTCAAATCTGTGATGGTTATGGGCATCCTGTCCTCCTTAGTCCTTCATCTTGGCTTGCAGAGCTTGGAGCGCCTTGCCCTGCTCCTCGAGCGCGTTCCTCAGCGCCGAGATTTCCGTGTCGCGCTTGTCAAGTTCCGACTGAACGCGCTTCATTGGAGCCTCGTCCTTCGCCAGCGCGAGGAACTGGATGGCCTTCTGCTTCAGGGGCTGTGCGCCCATGATCTTGCCGCAGATGTCATCCCGCAACTCCGCCATCTGGTCGATGGTGCGAACGCCGAAGTAGCGGTATTCCTCGATTTGGGCGAGGTTCATGATGCCCCACGCCTCCAGCGGGGTGCCAAGGAGCTGCTCTTCCTGCTGCGTCTTCTTCCAGTGCTCGTACTGCTTGCCGAAGCGGTGCGTATCGCCGATCACCACTGGGCGGATGATAGTGCTCGTGCGATCCCCGGGCACCATGATCTGGATGTACTCCACCTCGATGAAGATGGGGCGGCCTTCCTTCTGGGTGGCCTCGCCATCCTGCTTGGCCTTCTTGAAGAAGCGGATCGCGAGCTTTTCGTCGCCAGCGCGTGGCTTCTCAAAATCTTGGTGGTCATACTCAAGCTGTCCGATTTGCATATCGTGTCTCCTGACCTTAGTCAAACTCGGTTGTTGACTGAATCCCCAGCCAACTTAGGGTCACGCAGTAAGACTTTGAAGCATCGCGTTCGACAGACGCGAACTGTAATATTTCACACGGCGGATGGTGCCATTTGGTTGATTAGTTGGTGGACCGTTGTATTGAAAACCCACAGTAATTCTGTCAGTAGTTGGTATTGTGCCTACAATATCAGTTACTACCGCAGCACCGTTGAGGCTGCCTGCAAAGTCGTTAAGCTTAAACGCTACGGCCATCTTATTTGTACCGACTACACCTGCTCCGACACCAACATCTGCTTGCACAGCACCACCATCAACGACAAAAAATCTCGCATCATTGACTTTGTACAATCCGAGACGTTCCGCCACAGTTCCATCTGAGAAAGCTAAGATAACATCATGTACATCGGAGAATTCAGCAAACAGCGTCATTTCTGTCTGTGGCAACGGAGTAATATACGAGAGTTCGTCGCCATTGCGTGCTCCTGATGCAGCTACAGTTTGAATGTAACTTCTGACAAGACTACCACTTTCAAGTTGGACACCCCAAGAATAGATGCCAGAACCAACTACACCAAGATAAGAGTAAGCTAAATCACCAGTTGCAGGTGTTATGAGTAAACGAATTGTTGCAGCAGCCGAAGAAGTAAACGTTACTGCACAGCGATACCAACCATTTGGATATTTCTTAATAGAACTAGTTACTCCAGTAAATCCGGCACCAACTACAAAATTTGATCCAGTTACACCTGTTATCAAATCAAAGAACAATGCATTACCATTTACATTATCATCAACTTGTAATACCGCCCACGATCTTTCTCCAGCTTTGAGAAAGCAAGAGTATGTATAGGCAAGAGCAACAGCGGCTTTTGCCAGACTTTGTGCAACTATGTGATTGTTGTTGTCTGCTGTTTCCTGTATTTTATCTGCTGTAAAAAATCCATCTGGAGAGATTACAGGATTAGCGGATATTGTAACGAAAGATTTCGTCCATATTGCGTTATCAAGTTCTTCACTTCGCAATATGCCATTTGTTCCAGCAGTCTCGGACAAATATCCCAGATATGTACCACCAGCAGATGCAGGTGTCGCGCCGGTGGCGATATAACCAGTGACAGCGGCACTACGTTCTATTTGTATTCCCCACACAACTGCTGATCCTACCCCGGAAACATCATCGACTCCAGGTTGATCCCCAACATTAGTTCCACTTGCCGGATATATGGCCACATCCAGCAGTATGTTTCCAGATGAGTTATTTGGAACAAAGGCATTAAATCGCCAATAGTCACCTACACTTTCTATTACGGGGCCACCCGAACCAGTAGTCACACCGCTATTGGTATTAATTCTGACATTAATTGCAACAGATACCCCACCAGAGACGCCGACGTTGATCGCAACTGTATTTGCAACCCCAATTGTCTTTCTGATATAACCAGATATG